TAAAGATATGAACAAATAATTAAGAAAGCAAGTCTTTAGGTATATTTAATGACTAGATCGTCATCGTTGTCAAGTTTCTTCCTCTGGGCTTGTAAGGTCTCCTGAGTTCTTCTCATTTGATCTAACTCCTTGGATTTTTTCCATGAAGAGAAATTTGGATTAGCTTGAAGCTTGGATGCCTGTTCCTGAATGGATGCTATTTGAGAATCAAGTTCTTGTTTTTTATGCTCAACTTCCTCATCAATTATTTCCCAATCTGTGTGCCTGGCTTGTTCTTCTAAGGAAGCACTTTGGGAACCGGAAACATAAATTTCATAAGGTTCTTCTACCCACTCTTCGTTAAAATCTTCTAAAGATGCTCTTTCTAATTCTTCATCATTATCATTAGGCCAATCCTCAATCCAGTCTTTTTCTGGGATATCAATTACCTCTTCTTCTACCACGGGTTCCTCTTTCTTAGAAGCTTGCTTGAAAGCAAAACTGGCCGTTACTACCAAAGAAATTGCCAGAGGATCAAAAACAAATATAATAACTAAAAGTAAAATATTGATAATCTTATCCATCGGCTTTCCTGTAAGTCCGGAAAGGTATTTTAAAGGGCCTAACTCTGAGGCTAGTTCAGAATTTGACTGCACCTCCACAATCTGGGTTTCTAATCTGAGGAGTGTGTCGTTGAGTGTTTGGATTTTTTCTGTGAGTTTTTCGTCTTTTGTGATTGCGGTTTCAAGCTGTCGCTCAAAAGCACGTCTATTAGCCGAAGAAGAATAAGTAATAACGTTACCGGTGGTAGCATCAACGTAAGACTGTGTATTATTTCCGAGTGCATTTCTTAGATTAGATATGTTTTGGGTTATGGATTCTTTCTCAATGTCGTATTGAGCTTTAATTTTTTGATAAGATTGTTTTCTGGTTTCAAGAAGTTCTACCTGCTTGTCCTGGACTCCGGCTTTGGTTGCTGTCTCTTGGTAAGCTGAGGATAAGAATCCGTAAATTCCAGCAGATGTTATACCGATTAGAATGATAGTAGCCAGTGTTAGATAGAGTCTAAGCACCTTATTCATCGTAGTCCAATATCGATGAAGGAGAGTGGCGATCACTAGTTTAGCCACTTCCAAAGATCCGGCCATGATCATGACTGCAAATGCCGCTCCTGCAAATAGTTTAGATAAGCCTGTTACTGAATAGTAGGCTGCCGAAGCTGAGACTGATAATGCTGTTAGTGTTATTAGGTAAGGAAAAAGCTTTTTGCCCATATACTAAATGTATAGTAATAAATAGAGAATAGCCACCTCTTTTTAAAACTTCATAGATTCTAGGCATACTGCACAGAACCATTGTAAGTATTTTTTTAATCTAGTCTTCATCGTCTCTATAATTTAAAATTGAATTAGAACGGCTCTTTTTAGATTTTTCAGCCTGTCGAGAGTCTAATACTAATACTATACCTAAAATTAGGATTCCTACAAATAAAGTCACCATTGTAGGAATGATATAATACTGAGCTTCGGTGGCAAATAACTCTGCCTGAGGCTTGTATTGTGAGACTCCATTTAAAGCTTCCATACTATCTCGCCATTTTTCATGTGCTAGATTAGAGGCTTTAGTCCGTTCTTGATATTCCATAAACTGTGTTCTAAGAGCTCTATGAACTGAATCCCAATATTCGCTAGTCTTTGTTTCCTGTGGCATATTTTACTCCCATTATAGTTCCAACAATTGAAAATGAATTAGTCAAAAGAATACCGAATAAGTTAGACCAGGTAGATTCTAAGATTGGATTTTCTCGACCTATCACAAGTGTGTATGCAAATAATAGAGTCGTTATCAGGCCTACACTCATAATTACTATGAGAGCTACTTTGACTATTCGTCCTACTAATTCAAACTGAGTCTTCTTCTGTAGAGTTTCTAAATCCTCAACAGCATCATCCCTCAATTTTTCAGCTTCTGCTTTAGATTCCTCTGCCTCTGTTTTTGCTTTTTCGGCTTGTTCTAAAGCGACTTTGAGGTCCTCCATCAAGGCTGCATTTCTCTCAGCTGCTTTTTCCAAAGCTTTATTCTGAGATTGTACTTGCTTGGTGACATCCAGTCTCTTTCTTCTGGAGGTGATATCTTTATCTTTACAGAGCTGTAAGTATTCAGCAAACTCAGTATCCCCGTCCTCTGCTTCTAGCAGTTTTAGGAAGTTACCTTCAACAAATATTTTTTTCTGTCTGGCGACTTCCAGTAGTACGTCACGGGTATACTGGGTTACTTTCATTACCTATAAACTTTGAACGGGGCTGTCTTTTTTACATACCCGTCATAATCTTTTAAGAAGTCTTCAAGTCTTGGCTCAATTTCATCTGATTTGATTATCCAGAATTGTGCACCGACTTCTTTTGCCTTCTCAATTTCCTGATGGTCGTCTGAGGATGATATAATTCCTATCACCACTCCGTTCCCATACTCTGTGTTAATCTTTCTAATCAATTCAATCCCGTCAAAGGATGAACCGATGATATTCAAATCCACAAATACGCATTTAGGCCTTTCTTCTTTTGGTCCTTCATAGAACCACTTTTTGAAAAGCTTGTCTGCCTCATCTGAGGAGTTTAGGGCCTCTAAGGATAAAGTCATATCCAGAAGGCTGCATGCGTCTTCAAACACTAGATGAAACAAATCTTCATCGTCTACGAGCAAAATAGAGTCTATCATTTTACTATTATTCTTAATTTAGTTCCTTGTTGTAATTTTTCTGCTGTGATGGTAAAACCATGCTCTTCCATGATAGCTAAACAAATATTTAGTCCAAGGCCGGAGCCGGCTTCTTTTTGATTCTCTTTCCGGGCATAGGGTTGGGAGAGTTTCTCAAAGTCTTCTTGAGTCATTCCTCGGCCATTATCCTCTACTACTAACGAGTCTCCTTCGGTATAAATTTTAACTACCTTGGTTGAACTATCATTATACTTTAATCCGTTTCTAATCAAATTATCGACTGCTGTACAGAATAGAGATTCATTTACATTACAGACTTTTAAAGGTTCAATAATAACCTGCTTAATATAGGAAGTTGATCCTAAATAACTTTCTAAAGCCTGTTTTAAATCCACAGGTTCTTTATCTAGTTTTGCATCTTTTTTAACAAGGTTTGTAAACTCTTTTACTCCTTTGTAGACTTTCTGGGTATGTGTTAACCCTTCTTCAATCATCTTTAAAGGAGATTCAATTTTTAGTTCTTTGATCTGCTGGGCTGTAAGTCTTCTTTTAAGACTGCTTAACCCTCTAGGAATATAAGTATTAATTCCTGAATGCATGTCATGTCTTAGAATCTTGGCTGCATGCTCTAAGTAAGCATTCTTTTTAGTAACTTCAACTTGGGTTGCTTTTTCTGTTGTGATATCTGAGGCTATCTTTAAAATACGGTAAGTTTCTCCGTAAGGATCTTTAATAGGATTGTAATTACCGTAAATCCATATTGGAGTCCCGTCCTTACTTATTCTCTTAAATTCACCTGTGACTGCTTTACCTCTTTTTAAAGTATTCCAGAAAGCTTTATATTCTTTTTCAGGCAAAGTCTTAGGATCAATTAACTGCTTATGATTCATATTTACTAATTCGGATCTAGTATACCCGGTAAGTGTACAGAAAATTGGATTAGCAGATATGATATTCCCTTGCATATCTAATTCCACAACAGCATTAGATGAATTAAGAGCCTGTAGAGTATCGTCAATAGCCTGAAATTTGTATTTCACCTTTCGGATCATCTCAACTAAGACTATAAAAAAGAAAGGCATGAATGTAATTACACTCACCCATCCAAACATAACAAATTTATAGGAAGGTTCGTAAAATTTAAAAACTAAAGACGTTTGAACAGCAAAAAAGATTACCATTATTAAAACAGCAATCCCTAATGCAACTTTTCCTATTTTAGATAATTTCATTTACGTATACCTTTATGCTTATCGATTTTATCTAGAACATAGTTTACTTCCTTTTGGTTTAAGAAACCGGCCATTGAAGCATTTTTTAAAACTGAGATTAATTGAAAAACTATAAAGGGTACCGTAACTGTTTCTGAAAGCCAGCTCGTGCCTGGGAAGCCTTTCTCAATCATAAGCATTAATGTTATTAGGATAGTCCAGTAAATGGCAGTCTTGATTACTTTTAATGCTTTGTAAGTTTTGAAACCTTCTCTTTTTGTTCCAGCGATAACGCCAAAGAAACCGTCAGTGAAGACCAGAGCTATAATCGCAAGATACTGCTCGGCATTGTCCATTGTTAATTGTAGAAAATAACTACATAGAAAAGCCGCAACTGTTGATACTGATAGGATTATAGCTAAGGTTGATTTCATATTATTTGGAAATTTCTTTTAACATTTCTACTAATTTAGGATGTGGGTAAACATCCACATTATCTCTTCTTACTGAATTGTGAGTGAATACTCCTTTCTCTCCTTTGAATGCTCTTGGAGTTAATCCCCAGATATCCTCATTGTAAGTCAAAGGAATACCGTAGGCATCGTTCCAAAATAATAAAAGCTCCTTAGTAGAAGCAATCTGGGCATCTGTGTAAGAGTGGTAGTATTTGAATCCTTTATAAGGTGTTTCTAATTCTGTAACTTGATCTTGAGGAACTTCTGAATTAACGTAAGTGTAAAACTTACCGTTCTTTTCTGTTAACTGACCCCAGTTACAAATCTC